ATCTATTGTATAATATGGCCATGGCTCTTTGTGTTCCACTAGCATTACTACACACCCTCTTTCAACCCCTTATCAAATTGTTTTCCAAGTCTTGCAAGAGGAATTACATGCTCTTTATAACCTCTAGACGTTTTAAATTTTTCTATTACCTTCTTAGCTTGGGTAGTAGCCCCCTGTATATCATCACACATAGCGCAAGGTAATATTGTACTTCTATCTTTATTTAATAATCTCCATCTTATTCTATTAATTTTTGGATCGTTTAAGTACATGTCGATCAATGATCTTTCATTGACATTGCCAATCTTTATCTGACTAGACCAATCATTACAACACATTTGATAATTACCTTCAAAGTCTATAAAGATCTGTCTCATTGGATGCCAGCAAGGTGACTCACTAATCTTAACACTTTGGCCACTAGGCAACTTGACTACATTAGTATAGTCAAGGTTATCATTTCTTCTATCTTGATTTTTAAAATAACCAGCTCTATTGTTAAATGCGTGCTTCCAGCTTTTTCCATCTTCCATATACGATGGCATGTCATTTATTTGGTTAATTGAAAAACCATCTTGTTTATAATAATGATATACTTTACCGCCACTTGGTAGCACAACATATTTTTGCTGTCTATCAATATATTCTTGTTTGGATTCGTAGCTATTGAGAATAAGTTCATCTAACTTCATACCAACAGTTGAATTCCACCACTCGTCAATTTTGTATCCATTTGTAGTTAATCTAACTTTCCACTGCCTTGGAGCAGCTGTTAGCATATCAACAATAGTGTCAAATTGTTTATGGAGAGTACTTTCTCCACGACCAGCAAGTTCAATCCAACCCTTAAAATTTATTGAAAGGAGTTCCTTGATTACAATCTCTACAGTTTCTAAAGACATTTGTTTATTGATGTTAGGATAAACAGGATCAGCATCTAAGCTTCTAGGACAAAATGAACACTGTCTATTGCATAGACCAGTTAAATCAAAATCTAATCTTACAATGTGGGTAAGTAAGGGATGATGTCTTATTCCGTTCTGGTCAATTTTTACAGGAATTAAATCCATGGGTCAATTATTCCTTCACACCAATTCTCGCATGTATCAACAACATAATAAACTGATTTCCCTTGAATGACTCTATCCTCTTTAATAACTCTATCCTCAATCATTCTAACAATATAACCCGATCTATCATTAAGCTCAAAGAGCTCAGCTACTCTTTTGTCTTTTATATACTTTGTCATAAATCTAGCATTTTCAATCATAAGTCACCTCAATATTTTGTTACAGAACCTGACGGTCCTACATGCCATGCCTCAAATGTTATCTGTGGATATTCTTTTTGTAGAGACTTAAAACTTGTTAGGTTATTTACATCATCATCAAAAAATCTAATTCTCTTATATAAACCACTTCTCAGATACTTGCGGAATATAGCTTTTTTATTTTTAGCACTAGAGCCTAATTTTAAGTTGCCAGCTCTCTCAACATGTATCTTACTAGTATCTATACCATGAGCATCTAGTGCTCTTAGAAAAACTTCTTTGTTATCAAAATCAGCTCGGGCTGTTGATATGATAACTCTTGAACCTCTTGCAAAAGCGTTGTTTATGATTGCCTTTGCCTTACCTATCATCTTGGCTACTGGAGTAGAGGTCTTTTCAAATATTTCAGCACTTCTAAACTCACCGTAGTCAAATGACTCACCAGCCTTTAACTTATAATGATTGTATTGCTGATTATCTAATGTATGGACTACCTTACTACCATGCATCACTTTAATCTTAGCTTTTGTATGGAACAGGGTTTCATCAAGGTCAAACACAGTTAGACCAAGTTCAGCTTGTTCATCTAGATATGTTTTGAATGAATGCATTTCCATACCAATATTTATCAAGCAAAAAAAAGGGCCGCTTTCGCGGCCCTCTCTTTCTATTATCCAGTTAAGGATTATAGTAGGTTGCTTACGACGACGCGTCTGTAGTATACGTTTGCGTCCTTTGTCATAGCGCCAGCGCCATATGCAGCACCTTCTGCGAATGGATTTGCGACCATGCCGTAGCGTGTCTTGAAGCCAATCTTTGGCTGGAAGTTGTCTTCACCGACTGCACGAACCATCTGTAGTGGAACGTATGGGCAGTAGAAGATACCAGCATCGAATGCGCTTGCGCCCTTATAGCCAACTGTCATGTAGTTGTCTGTTACGTATGGGTCGATGTAGACCTTGATACGACCGTTTAGAACACCAGCAAATGTGTTGCCTGTGTCGTCAACGTTTAGAGCGTTGCTGTTTAGAGCAGGAGCGTAGTCTAGAACACCAGCCATTTGCAATGCAGATGCAACATCTGAAGAGCAGAGGATGATGTTACCCTTGCCACGACGTGTGTCCTTGGCAATTTGGTTAGCTTCGCGCTCGATCTGGAACAATAGACCCTTGAACTTCTCAACTGACCAACGGCCGTTTGCATCGACGTCTAGGTCGAATGTACCGGCTGATGTTGTTGTGTTGGCACCGCGCTTAGCTGTTACGTTAATTGTGCGGATGACTTCACGGTTGATTTCTACAAGAATTTCTGATTGTAGAATGTTTGATAGCTCAGCTTCAGCATCGAGACCATGGATAGCCTTTAGATCTTGGGCTAGTTCCATTGTGTACTCTGCCTTCAATGCGCGGCTCTTTGCTTCAACTGAAACTTTTTCAATTGAGAAGGCCATGTTGGCAAATGTATTGTTGGACTCTGCTGTTGAAGTTGACATACCGCCAACCCAGTTGTAAGTATTTGACTCAGCATTGTTTGCTGTGCCTGGTACTGTACCAACATGGCGATAGCCTGGTAGGTTAACTGTTGAGTTACCTAGGGCTACTGATGAGAAGGCTGTATTTGCTTCGTTGTAGAATGCTTCAGTTGCTGAGTTTGATTGATCAACATACTTGCTTCTCATTGCGAAGATCAAGCCTGTTGGACCAGTCATTGGCTGAACGCCACAAACATCATAGGCAACTAGGTTTGGCATTGAACGACGGACCAAGCTGATTAGAACTGGATCGTAGTTTGCAACGCCGTCACCAAAGCCTGCTGTGCCGGTGTCGTTTGTTACTGAATAAGCTTCAAGAAGTTGACGTGGCATGCCGCCTTGTTCCTTCATTGAACGCTCTGTATTTTCTAGTAGCTGTGCAGTTACTGACTTGCGTACAGAGTCCTTAATCTTTGGTAGCTCTGGGTGCTCTAGAACTGCTTGCCACTTCTTTAGAAGTTGTTCGTTAGAAAACATCTTTGTCTCTCCTTTAGGGGTTATCTAATATTTATAAATTGGTTACTTTTGGACCGAACGAGAAATCGCTGCAGCGTACTTCTGCATGACTGGGTCCACTGCCTTCTCTTCTACAGGAGTTGGAGCGACTTCCTCATTTAGCTGTTGCTGAGCATTTGACTCTACCTTCTTAGCGGCGAAGTATGACTCCTTGATCATACCTAGCTTCTTCTTATAGGAAGAAACGTCGGCATACTCTAGGCCTTCTGCTAATGTACGAAGCTTTTCAATCTGTGTGGCAGCTAGGCCTTCTGATACTTCAGTAAATGCCTTTTCTGCTTCTGCAGTTTCTAACTTCTTAGATAGCTCAATATTTTCATTGATTGATGCAGACAACTTAGCCTTTAGTTCTTCAACTTCTGACTGTGTCTGAGCTAGGATGTCTAGCTTCTCTTGTGGAGCATCAACATAATGTTCTGTGAAAAGGCCCTTTAGACCTTCCATGAAGCTTTCAACTACTTCGGCCTTAATACCGCTTTCAATTGCTAGCTTGTTCTCTTCTACCCATTGCTCTACTACGTAGTCAAGGTAGCTATCGATCTTCTCTACTAGAGCTTCTTCAATAGCACCAACTTCTTCAGTTAGGCGTGCTTCATATTGCTCTTCTAGAGATGCTACAACGCCAGATACCTTCTCGTTGATAGCAGCTTCGAAAATAACTGTTGCTTTTTCTCTAAAATCCTCTGATAGCTCTGAACCATCAAATAGAGCAGCTAGGTCCTCTTGTACGGCCTTTAGCTTTTCCATTGGCATGCCAGCATCTTTCTTGGCAGCCTTTGATGTGTCCTTGCCACCAGCTGGGTCAACAGGACCGGCAACAGATGCGTTAACACCTGGTACCTTAAAATCTTCTTCTTGAAGTACTTCTGACATTGTAATTTCTCCCAAAAATTTACGTAAATTGGTTATTATTATTTATAAGATTAAAGTTTTGACAGGAAGTCAGTCCATGTCTTTAGCATAGCTTCTTCTAAAGCACGCTTATTTGGCTTGGCTGCTGCCTTCTCAATCTCTTCTTTATACATTTCAATTTGCTGAGCTTTCAACAAACCATTATCCCAAACCCACTCTACACCTTCCATAATACCATTAACAAATGCGCCTGGTGCTGATGGATCAGCTACAATATCAGCAGCTGTGGCCAATGTGAAGTCATCCTGGACTTCCATAATGCCATTCTTTTCTTTTAGTGAACCCATACCGCGGGATGATACACCTAATGCGCCACCACCTTGAATAATGTTCTTGGCAATATTACCCATTGGTGTTTCTAGGATCTTTGCTCGGCCAATGATATTTGATCCATCTCTCTTTAGTTCCGTAATCATATGAGAAATACGGTCAAGATTAATTGATGGACCTTCTGGATGGCCTAGCTCACCAAATGCTCTTTTTGTGTCTACGTACTCTTTGACGTAGCGGTTAACTTCCTTTTCCATAACAGGCATAGGATAGATGCGGCCATTTCTATTCTTTAGATCAGCCTGCATGAAGATACCTTCAATAAAGAAGTCCTTCTTACCATCTTCCCTTTCTTCTGTAATTAGTTGTACTTCTTCTAATACTTCGCAGATTAGCTTCATTGTCGTTTACCTTTTAGTAAAAACCAACTGATACAGCCTTAACTGTACCACCGGATGCTTCTAGTGTGTGAGCTGGTGCTTTCATTACAAACACACAACCAAATCCTGAATCTCTTGTACCTAACGTAAATGTGGATACTGTAGCACCACCATTCTTTTGGGTAATAGTTGATACAGTCGTGTTGTCTGTATTAACAAGTCTGACAACACTAGCAGAGTTACAATTGCTAGCTGTTGTAAGAGTTGCCTCTTGTGCTAAAAACTTTACTGTGTCTGTCATTTTTATACACCCATATGTGGTATCTTCATTTGTCTGACATGAGTCTTTAAAATAGGTCTCACGTCAGCTTCAGGATACTTTTCTTTTGCGTTTCTTAACTCTGCAGCAAGTTTAGGATGGTTACTATACTTACTAATTAATCTCTCTGCGTGGCTAGCTGGAATCTTGTTGCGCATCTCTGCTCTAAGCTCTCCAGCAGCCTTTCTAATTTTTGTTGGATTCTTGCTATGCAAGCCCCCCTGTAGTTCACCTTCTTCATTAAGATAATCTAAAAACTTTTTCATGTCTTATCAATAATCTGCTTCTTAACAGTTTCAAGTCTATGTCTCATTGCTTGGATTGTTTCTGGAGTATGTGGTCTTGGTGTGGCAACTCTTGCCATACGTACCTTATCATTCTCCTCTCTTCTTTCTTCCATAATCTTTGGCGTACCGGCTTGTCTATTGTCGTTACGTTGCTTTTTACGAGCTTCCATTTCTCTCTTTAAAAGGTCGCGAGCTATTTGTTTTTGCTTTGGAAGTAAAGGTAATTTTTCTTCACTAAACTGAGCTTCTTTCTTTACTAACTTAAAGCCAGCCTTCTCGTGTTGCTTTCTAAACTTTTCTGCTGCAGGGACTGAAAAATGAACTTCGTGAAACTTCTCGCCAGTCTTTGGGTTATGATAATGCATCTTAACACCAGTGACATCCTTCGATAACACCCATCGATCGACTTTCTTAGCTTCATCTACTTTTTTTTTATTTTCTTCGTCTTTCTCGTCCTCATCCTCTTCTTCTTCGGCTTCCTCTTCTTCGTCCTCATCTTCCTCGTCTTCATCCTTGCCCATCATTTCTGATAGCTTGGCTAACTTAGCATCTCTTGACTCTGGAATATGGTAGGCAGCTTCTGACTCACCAGGAGCATCGTGACCATGATCATCCTTACCTGGTTGACCCGGTGCCTTAATTGATGCTACATTCTTTAGAATGTGGTCATATGGAGACTCTTGAGAAATGGAATCCTTACCCTGGAAGTCCATAATCTTCATACCGTGCTTGGCCACAAAGTCCTGCTCATCACCAGGAACAGGCTTTGCTACCTCTGCTAGTTTCTTTAATGATTCGCGAATTGTGGCCATGACTGTCCTCTTATTGTTCTGTTGCTGGTGCTTCTGCACTTACAGCTGGTTCTGCTGCTGGAGCCTCAACTGCTGGGGCTTCAGCTTGTGGATTCATTACTGCGTGAGCTACATCTGGATACATTGCATCTAACTTAGCAGCTACCTTTGTACCAATTGCATTTTCAAAGTTATCTAAGAATGCAGCTGCATCCTGGTTGATAACTGCACCAATCATGTTTTTTACTGCGTCTGTCATATAATAACTCCAATGTTCTAATTATTTATCAATTTGTTCAATTAAACCTG